CTATATATAATATCTTTTATCAAAATACCTTTTTGACACTCTTCCAGCAACTGTTATATAACCATTTTTATTAGGCTCCTCATTTAATTCTCGTATTATTGCATATGCTTTAGTTTCTTTAACCTCTAACATCTTCATAACATCTTTTACAAAATAATATCGTGATTCCATATTTCAATGTCCCCTTTTAATAAGCAAAACTATTTTATAGATTAAATATTTTATTTAGTACTCTTTAAAATATTTAATTTCACCATAAACTCAAAAGGACTATGATTAAAACCTCATAGTCCTTTTAATTTACAACTTCCATTTATGTCCACAATTTAAGCAAACTACTTTTCCTTTTTTACCACTAAGTCCACCAAGAACTGTTCCTCCTGGACCTAAAAGAGCTCCTCCAACTATAGCTTTACCTATACTAATTTTTTTGCCTTGATAAGTTATTGCTGTACTATGGCATTTAGGACAATAAGGTATATGATCCCTCTTTAATTGTTTTAATCTATCTTTCTGATACTGTTTTTCATTTCTTTTTTCTTCTGCCTTGGCTTTTATTTTTTCTTCATATTCTATTTTGGCTTTCTCATACTCTTGTCTTTCTTTTTCCTTCTTTTCTTCCTTTAACTTATTTTCTTTTTCAAGCTTGGCTAATTCATATTCTTTAGAAATATCAGCCCAGACTAATTTTGCTTCTCCATACTCAATATTATCTCTATTCATAATACATTTAATTATTGTTTCATTTAAAATATTAAACATACCTTCAACATAATCTTTATAGATATTAGTAATTACAATGTATTCATCATTTAGTCCTATTTCTATTTTTCCAGATAGTAAACCTGTTTTAAAATTTGTAAACTTTATATCATTGATACTTATTTCTTCTACTTTAATATCTCCTTTGAATTTTTTATGTAAAAATATTAGTCTGCTATTTGTAGTAGCGATTATCCAACTTCCTTCTTCAGTACATCCTTCAACTAAGTAATTACACTCTTCATTATCTTTTAATATACCTTGTAACTCCTGAATTTCTTTTTTACTACTATCAAGTGAATATTCTCCTAGTTTATTTTCTTCCTTCTCCTCTGTTTTATCAAAAAATCCCATAACTTCTCCTCCTTGGCAAATATATCTATATTTATATTTTAGCATTTTTTAATTCTTTTAGTAGCACTTTTTACTATGTAAATCAACTGTACACAATATATTGTAAAGCAAAATAAGTGCTTTAATGCATAACTAAAGCATTTTTTAGTTATAAATTTATTTTTAGAATTGTATATTATAAAAACAAAAGAAAAGAAGGTGATGATTTTGAAAAATAATCTATTCAAATATAATATTTTTCTTATTTTAAATATGATGTTTTGCAATTTTATATATTTAATTGCTGTTGTTATATTTTTAATTTTTAAATAAAAATAAAGGCAGGATTTCTCCTGCCTAAAATAATTATTATTCACAATGTCCTAATCTTTCATTTGTTTTAAGATTTCTAACTGCCATATATCTATATTTACCACTTGTAGCTCCTACCCAACGTATCCATCTGTAACCATCATTATCTATTACGTAATCATATTTTACTTTGCTGCCTTTATCATAATGCCCTTTAACTTCTGCATTTAAAGAAGGATTACTTCTTATACATAGGCTATTTACTGCTACTGTGCAAGTACCATGTTCTACATATTCTTTCTTATAATTATTACTATTAGAAGTTGTAACCTCTCTTAATTTAGCAAAAGTATTTGTTCCAGCTAAACCATCTGGAGATAATCCATGATCCCTTTGGAAATCTAATAAAGAATTATAAGTTCCTCTACCAAACTTTCCATCTGGTCCATACCCGCCACAATTATATCCTGCTTTTATAAGTAGCCTTTGTAGTTCCTCACATCTAGCTCCTACATATTTTCTTGCTTTATCTAAAGTAATATCTATAATTGAATTTCTAACTTCAATTTCTGGAGCATTTCCTGTTAACTTTTCCTTGAAAGCTCTCCATTTAGCCCAATTATTATGTGATAATGCTTCTGGACATATCTTTCTACTTGCATCATAATGTCTTACTACTCTATTATCAGAAACATTATATTTATCTTGCAGCCTTTTCACAAGCCATATTGTATTTTCAATAGTCTTAGAAGTAACTTCATTATTTCTTCTACACATTTCTATACCTAAACTATTTCTATTATCTATTCCATAAACACCATGTCCATCTCCACAATGCCAAGCCCCATTATATTCTTCAACAACTTGTGTAATTGAGTCATCATCTACAAAATAATGAGCTGATGCATTACGAGTACCAGTGCAAAAATAATTAGCATTTCCTTCATCTGAATCTGTCTTATTTCCAGTATCATGCACTACTATATATTTTATTGCATTCCTTCCGTTATAATGGTCGTCTGGGTCTATTCTTCTTTTCATTAATACCATTTTTTAATCCTTCTTTCTTGCTAAATTTATATATAAAAAAGAACAAGGACTATTGTCCTTGCTCTTCCTTTGGTACATAATTTGAAATAGCGTTTAATTTATTTTCCAAATCTGAATTTTTAGCTTTTAATTCTTCATTTTCAGATTGTAATTTTCTTAAAATTTCTGAATTATCTAATACAGCTTGTTTGCCTTGATTAACTTCTCCAGCTACTGCTTGCCTAAAGTATTCAATATCTTCTTTAGATACTTCTGGATGTTCTTTTAAAAACTTCTTGTTAAATTCATCAGCTTTGCTAGATAATTTTTCCTTAACATTTTGTGTAAGCCTAAACTGTTCATCAACTATTCCCCATACTTCTTTAGCTGTATCAATATACTTTTTATGATTTAATATCTCCTCTTCCATTCCTGTTTTCTTTAATTTTGCTTCCACTAACTTTACTAAAATTTTAATAAGCTCTTTTAACATTTAAATTCCTTCTTTCTTAAATTTATTTATAAAAATAAAGCACAAATAAAACTATTTATGCTCTTCTTTATCTTCTCTTAATTGTATTAATGCATTTTTTAATTTGCTTGGAACTGGTGCTCCTAACTCTGATGCATTTTCTAAAATACTTATTCCCTCATTCGCTATGTAAAAATAACATACAAGGCTTCTAAATACCCAATTACCTGTATTTAGGAGTCTATCTAGCATAACTGCTACAATAAGTATTGCAAATATAACACATTTCCTTGCTATACCTTTAAGCCCTATATTAGAACTTAAATCTTTATTTACATATCCTTTCGTAAGCCCTGTTAGATAGTCAATCACCATAAATATTATTAATACAATTAGTGGAGTGTCCCATGCTCCAAACAACCAGGTAAATAAAACTCCTAATACTGCAACAAAAATTTTTAATTGATTTAAAACATTATCCATTAATCTTTCCTTTCTTTCTGTCTAATTTTTTATAAAGAAAAAAGACTAGAATTAACTAGCCCTTTTTAACTTTTTCTAATCTTATATTTTCATATCCTATTTGTTTTGCAGTTATGGTCCAGTCAAATAATGTATTCGGTGTACCTCTAACCTTAAAATATCGCTCTGTTTTTTCTACAACCCTAACATAAGTTAATTTGCCATTTGATGCAAATTCTCCAAGTGGAGTTACATCTATTTTATATCTACATTTTGTATTAACAGTTAATAAGAATGTATTATCAAACCAAATTATGCAATCACCATTTGAATCAGTTCTATTCTGTTCTATAGACATATCTGTAAACCAACATTCTGTACTTTCTACTGCATTTAATGCTAGATTTCCAATTCCTGTTTCTACAATTCTATTTTTCTTTCCATTAACAGATAAATTTCCTTGCACACACATATTCATACCAACCTTAGTGCATATATCCCATGAACCATCATCTAGCCAAAAAAGTGCCTTTCCATCATTACCTGAAAATTGAAAACCTCCTGGGAAAAATTGAGCATAATAATGATTTTGATCCCATTTTGCAAACCCAGTGTAATTAGCATCTAAATTAGCAGTATAATTCCCATTGTCTTTATCCATTATTTTTAATCCATGTGCTGTTTTTATGCAAAAATCTCCACCACTAGATTGATACATGTAATTTCTTTTGGTATCTCCTAAATACATTGTATATCCATTTAAATTTATATCTTCATATAATGTTATAGGACACATTTGATTATTAATATTATCTTTATCAAATCTTATATACGGAAAGTAATTCTTATCTTTATCACTATAATAGGCTATAGCTACTGTTGTATTTTTTTCATTTGCTATTGTTATGCCTGTTTTATTTCTATCTCCACCAATCCTACTTGAATATATACTTCCTATTGAATCTTTTCTACTAGTATCTTCCCAATCATAAAAATTAATAATTGGTCCATCTATTTCCATAGCTTTTATTCCTGTATTCCTTGCAAATGTTGTTAATCCATTTAACTTAATTTTACTAGCATCTATCTTAATTTCTTCTGCTGATTGGTTTATTGCACTAATAATATTATTTTTATCTGTCTTTTTTGCAACTTCTGTTCTTATTCCATCTACACCTATATTTAAACTTGCTAATTGACTTTGTATAGAACTTACTGTACTTCCATCAGCTTTAGTATTTAATATACTTTTTACATCACTAACTGATGCATTTATATTGTTAGTTTTTTGGGTTAATGAGGTTTCAACTGTATTTATTTTTGAAGTAGTTTCTATTATCTTTCCATTTAATGTCCTTGTAAGAGTATCTATATCTGTTTTATTTACTTTGGAACTAACTTCTGTTTTCAATATATTTATTGCTGATGTATTAGCTGTAACAACATTATTAACATCTTTTACTTTACCATTGATATACTTATTAGTTTCTGCTTTAGCTGTATCAGTAACACTGTCTGCATATGCCTTAGCTTTTGCTTCAGCATCAGTTGCTTTAGCAATAGCAACATTTAAATTTTCTGTAGCTTGTTTTATCCTAGATTGCTCTTCTTTAGTTACAATTCCGTCTGCATAGGCTTGTGCCTGTGTTTGTGCTAGGTTTGACTTAGCAATAGATACCTCATCTGCATATGCTTTTGCTAAATTAGATTTAGAAGTTGCTATGTTTTCTGCATAACTTTGTGCATCTGATTTAGCTTGATTAACTTTTGTAACCGCTATATTTAAATTTTCTGTAGCTTGTTTTATCCTAGACTGCTCTTCCTTGCTTACAACTCCATCTGCATATGCTTTTACCTGTGTTACAGCTAAATTAACCCTAGCAGTAGAAACATCATCAGAATACTTTTTTAAATCAATCTGTGCTTGATTTAATTTAGCAGTATTTTCTTCAATGGATTTTTTTGCTGTACCGATTTGATTTTCAATATCTTCAGGAGCTGGTGTCCATGAAGGTGATGTTTTATTACCTTCAACTAATTTACACCAGTTTACAGTAGCGTTACCAGTTCTATCTCCACCACTCGGAAACCAGTAAAACCCAACTTTCCATACTAAATTTTCTGGTATACTTCCAGTTGTAAAAGTAATTGATTTTGTAATATCTTTAGTTTCTTCTATTGAAAAATTACATCCAAAATAATTCCAATTAACGTCATAAACGTAACATCGTAAATGTTTTCCTTCTATATTTCCATTTCTGTTACTTCTACCATTTACTACAAAAGTATAAGTTGTGTTTGCTTTTAATGAAACAGAAATTTGTCTACTTCCAAAGCCATAAATTGCAGAAGTTTCATTTATTAAACTATCTAATATTAAATTTCTATCGTTAAATTTAATATTATTAATAGCATTAGTAGTATTACTGTTTGCTTGTTTAATCGCATCTTCTTTTGCAGTTACAGTAATTTTATTAGCATATATTTTAGCTTCTTCAACTTTAGCTAAAGCATTATTAAGATTATCTTGTGCTTGCTTAATTCGTGCCTGTTCTTCAATAGTAATTTTATTATCAGCATTAGCTATTGCATTTTCTTGTGCAAGATTAGCTTTAGCTATTGCTACTTCATCACTATATTTTTTTAAATCAGTTTTAGCTTTTTTCAGTTCTTTTTCTACTATAGTAGCATTTTCTTTAGAAACATTATCAGCATAAGTTTTAGCCTCAACTAAAGAGCTGTTAGTATTTTTTAATGATTGATTTATAGCATCTTGTTTACTTTTATCTATTTTTACATCAATATTGGTTTCAACTGTTCTTATATTAGTTTCTATTGTACTTGTCTTAGAATTTAGGCTGTTAACACTAGCACTAAAACTATCTTTAGCTTGTGTCAATTCAGTTGATACTGTATTTATCTTTTCATCTATTTTCTTAGCACTATCAATAATTGCTTGATTTAAATCTTCTGGAGCTGCTGTCCATAAAAGTGATGTCTTATTCCCTTTCACTAATTTTATGTTATGCAAATAAACTATTGCATTTACTCCAAAATCATAACCATACACATAAAAAACTATATCTTTACTAAAATCAACATCATCATTCAGTTTGTATACTTGACTTAATGTTTGCCATTCATTTATTTTTGTAGGTTCTAATCTATAAAAACCAGAACCAAAACTCATTTTATCCGAACCCTTTTTATAATAATAAAAACCACCAAAAATATTGCCTTTTAAAAAGGTTGTATATATATCCATTGTTACAACAAAAGTTCCACTTTCTGTAACTCTATCTTTTATGCGTTGCGAAATACCTTTCCAATTTCTATTACCATCACTTTCATTAAACTCATAAACTGGAAAATTAAATTTTTCTATATTTAAATGAGCATGATAAGACTGTTGTGGATTTGCTATACCACTATTATACCCACCCCAATTTTCAGCATATAAATTACCATGCTTATCAGTAACAGATGTATCTTTATATTTATTAATGAAATTTGAATTTAATAATAGATTTCTATCTCCTATTTCTATATTATTTATAGATTTATCTACATCTGATTGAGATACTTTACCTTTTATTTCTTCCTGTAATATATTAAGCTCTGCTGTATGTTTAGATAAATTAGTATTAACTGTATTTATTTGTACATTAGTATAAGCATTAGCTTTATTCAAAGTATCTGAAATATTAGCATTAATGCTATCTTTAGTTTCTTTAAAAACTTGATTATCTACTTTTAATTTAATAGCATTATCTAATGCAAGAATATTAGTTTGTTGATTTTCTAATCTTTTACCATTCTCTACTATAGAATTTTGTTGTGTAGATAATTCTACATCTAAAGTTCTATCTCCTACCTGAACTTTAGTTCCTTTAATGGTTTCACTACCATTTTCATTAATTCCTCTAATCACACTATTCATATTAAGTTTTGATGCATCTAATTCATTCTCTTCAAGTTTTCCATATCCATTAGTAAATCCTTGTTTTGTCATTCCATCTTGATTAATCAAAACAGTTTTACCATCAGGACCTCTAAGTATTAAAGAAGATTGATTGTTTTCATCTATTCCTAACATTATTCTTTCATACATCTTACCATTGTTCATATCCATAACTTGAAGTTTATTGCCTACTAATCTAAGCCTACCTTGTGGTCCTAAAATACTAACTAAGCTTGTATCTATAGTTCCAAATCTTAATTTATTACCACTAAGAGAACTAATTTCTGCATCACCTATTGCACCTTCTGCAATTATTCCAGAATTAGCAGTTATAGCTCCAGTTGCTATATTTTTAGATGTAATATTTTTATTAAACATATTCTCTATAGCAGCTGTTTTACCTTCTACAATTCCAACCCTTTCTACAGCTACATTAAGCTCATTTACATCTGCTTTACCTATAAGTGCTGTTTGCAACTTAGATTCTAAAGCATTAAATTCTATTGTACTAATTTTATTGGATTGCAAATCCTTAATATTTGCTTTTAAAGATGTTAAATCTTCAGTATATAAAGTATTCACTCTTCCATTTAATGCATTAAACTCATCTATATCAGCTTTTTGTATCAACGCTACTTTAATAGCAGCCTGTTCAATAGAATAGTTTTCCATAGCTTGTGTTATAGAGCCTTTACTATCAAATTTATCAGAACTTTCTGTTTTACCAGTTGCTTTTAATTCACTTGTAATCCCTCCACTATAAGTAAGTTTATGACTCATTATTAATGTATTATATTCTTTATTATCTACCCCAACTATAACAACTCTATCACCTGCTTGAACTGCTGGATTACCTTGCCAACTTAAAGTATATGGTCTATAAGTAAAATCTTTAAACTTATTATAAAGGTCGCCAACAATGTTTTCTGTAATTACTGGATTATCAATTATTATTTCTGTATTAGAGCCTTTACTAAAAGTCTTTTCACCCTTTTTAGCTGTTATCTTTCCTATAATATAATCTTTATCATTTGTTTCAAATTTAAAGAATGTATCTGGTGTTATTCTTAAATCTGTATCTTCATAAGATATTATTTCTAACTCTCCAAGTCTATTAAATCTAGCAAAACATCCTGCAAGTGTTGCAATAATTCCTATTGCTTGTCTAAAGCTATACCCCTTTATTTCATCTATAGAATGATTAGGTAATATAGAATTACAAGTTATATCAGCTTTTTTACATATTTCTTTTAATACTTCATTTATGTTAGCTGGATAACTTAAGTCAGAAAAATAAGCTCTTTCTAAATTAAACATATTATCTACACATTGTAATTTAATTTTCTTATCCTTTTTAGATACTTCATCTACAGTAAATACACCTAATGGAATATACTCTATTTCATTATCAATTTCTAAACCTATATATGGCTTAACAATTGCATTTTCAAATATATCATCAACATTAATTAAATTTATTTCAAATGTATTAGAAACAACAGAGCCTAGTGAAAAGTTATCTCCTGGATTAACACTTTCCTCTAGGCTCATATCAATAATATTATCGTCATTATATTCCTTATCTCTTATTAATACTTTACTTACAAATTTTCTTCCACCAAGCTTATTTATCTCTTTTAGAAAAGCTTTTGTTGTCTTAATCAATGTCTAACCTCCTTTCATAGAGATTAATTTAAATCTATTCTTCTATCATAAAGTCAATGCACATCATTTCACTTGCAGTCATATCGTAGCCATTAAGTTCTTCTAACTTAAATTTATGCACATCAACATCAACTTCTATGTCTTGTAAATCTATCATGTCTTTATTCCAATTTTCTTTTTCATCTTCTTTGATAACATAGTTACCATTTTCTATTTTAAATTTACCTTCTTCATCCTTCTCACAATATTTATCTACTATCTTTTCTCTTTCATTGTTATAATGCTTTAATTCACTTTCTATTTTTCCAATATTCTTACCTATTGCATAAGAAACCTTTACTGGTAAACTCTTTCTGCTAATTTCTCCTAACATTCCTACTTTTTCTAATATTTCTTTATTTGTTAACTTTGCCATATTCAAATCCTTCTTTCTTAAATTAATAAATATAAAAGAGCCTACATAGTGTAAGATCTTAAACTAAAATACAAAACATTTTAAACCTTTTGCCACCTCTGTAGCCTTTGTTCTAAATTTTTGTACTTCTGCTGCAACTAAAGTAGAATTAGCTAAAAATAATTCTTGGTTTGTTACATAAGTTTGAATGTTTGCAACTCCATTTTCTTTCAAACAACAATTCATATTTAAGACTTGTTGTTTCATTCCGTCCTTCTCAACTTCAACTACTCCATTTAAATTTGTTGTTTCACTCACTACACTTGTTACCTTTACTTCATTTTCCATTCTAAATTCCTTCTTTCTATTTTTCTATTAAATTAAAAGATAGTCCCTGCCACATATTGCTTTTAAAATCAAAAGCTGGTGCTGACCTATCTCCTGTATAAAATGTTTTTGTTGTTTTACCATCCTTTGGATCTGGATAATAAACTGAAAAATATACATCACTTATTGCATTTAATATTGTTTTTATCTCATCAGATGTTAATGGACCCCATTCACATTCTAATTTTCTTGTGACCCTTAACCTATCTCTAAGCATTACACCTTTTGCATTTCTATTACTATTTTCCCCATCTAAATCCATTATGTTTACTTTAAAACTTTTAGGGGCAACAACTGTTACCCCATTAATTACTAGGCTTATTATTGCCACCTCCTAAAGTATTAATAATTGTTTTCCTGATATTTTATTTAATTTATTTATAGTTCTTATAGCAATTCTGCCAAACTCTGTATCTCCAACTTTTAAGACTATATCTCCCATATCGCTGTCGCTATTTCCGTTATATTTATCGTCTTTATCTTCTTTGCTCTCTTTTATAGCTTCAATAATTGCTTCTTTTAATTTTTCTAAGTAATTAGGATCATTAGTATTTGTATTATCATTATTAGAATTTTGACCAAGCATTGTTAAATCTGGTTGTTGTAATAAGCTACTTGAAGTTAATAATATATTATTTATTCTTTCAGATAACTTATTTGCAAGTAAATCTAATCCTTGCGTATTATTTTCTAAAGGCACTACAGCTTCCGTTCCTGCTTCTCCTACTACTGCAGGAGTTGCTTTATTTACAATACCACCTTTTGCAAGATAATTCATATGTGGTATATGAACGCCAAAATGCTTACCACCAATTCCAGGAATCCAATCTGGTGCTGTAAAACTTATTCTATTTAATCCGCTTATTGCCATATTAATAAGTCCAATTACAGCATTAAGTGGTGCTTTTGCTATTCCAGATAAACATTGGAATGCTCCTCTGAATATTTCTTTAACTCCATTCCAAGCTCTTCTCCAATTTCCTGTAAATACACCTGCAACAAAATCTATAATTCCTCCAAAGATACGTCTTACTCCACCAAATATATTGTGTACATTTCTAGAAAAAGCGTTTAATATATTTCCAAATATACCAAAAGATTTAGTCCAATCTCTAGAAAATCCGCCTTTAAGGAAATCAGCAAATCCTTTAAATAATTTTTTTATAAAATCCCATACTTTATTTACGCCATCTCTAAACCATTTACAATGTTTATATGCTTCTATTAGTGCAATACCTATTGTTGCAATTAAAGCAACAACTAGCACTATTGGATTTGCCATTAAAATGCCCCATAAACTTTTTAAACCACTTCCTAGTTTAGCAACACCAACCTTTGCAATGTTCTTTAGAGCCTTACCGAATTTTAAAAGCTTATCTTTAGTTAAAGATACTAAATTCTTTCCAAAGTCTTTTAATGCTTTTCCTGCTTTTTTAGTCAATGCTAAAGAAAATCTTCCAACATCCTTTAAGCTATTTTTTAATTTCCCTCCAAATTTTCCTAATAAAGTTGTTCCTTGTTTTGTTTCCTTAGCAAACTTTTTCAATGGGTTTATAGCTGATTTTAAAACTTGAATTTTATTTCCTATTTTAATTGATGCACATCTTTTTAAAGCACCACCTATATTACCTAGAACCCCTACAACTCCTCCAGCTTGTTGAATAAAAGATGCTAACTTGGCAACTTTCCAAGCTGCAAAAAATGCAATTACTGTTTTTATCATAATATCTAGTACAGGTTTACCACTACCCATTAACCAATCTATTAATTTACTAAATGCATCAAGAATAGTTCCTACTATATCAGCTACCTTTGCAATAACTGGTGCTATATTATTTATAAACCAATTAACCATAGGAACAACAAATTGAGTATAAATATACCCAGCTAATTCAAATATTTTAGCACCTAGCCTTATAAATCCTTGGAATAAATGGCTTCCACCATTATCCCAAACATAGACTAATTTTTGAGTTAAGTTTTCAAGAACTTTAGCTGTTGAATGAAGTATCGCCATAAAAGTCTTTGCAACTCCTGGACCAACTTCTCCCCAAACTTGTCTTAAAGAATCTCCCATATGTTTTATAAGAGTCAGTACATTTAAAAATGCATTAGCTAATGATTGTACTATGGCAGTTCCTATTCCCCCAGCATTCCAAGCATTAGCAAAAGTAATTCCTATATCTCCTATAATATTAAATATGTTTTGTAAAATCTGTAGAATAACAACAAGTATTGCTTCACCTGTCCCATTTGTCCATACTTCCATAAAACTATGTCCTATAGACCTTATTAACTCCCAAATTCCATGTAATGCATATTTAATACTTGCAATAGTTGCTGCCCCTTCTCTAGCCCACGCAGCTTTAAAAGGCTGAAATATTCTAGATATAATATCTTTTAACTTTTCTACCATTCCATTTATTTTTTGCATTGCTGCACTTGCTGGGCTTAAATCTACATTAGGAGCAACCATTGGTATTGGGTCAATTCCCCCTCCACCACCTTTAGGTGTTTTTGGAGCTTTGTCTTTTGGATCCTTAGGTAGACTTAATTTATTTATTTCATCAAATCCAGCTAAAGCACCTTTTATTTTTTTAGCTGCCTTTGCTGTACTATCACCAACACCTTTTACTGCTCCACCAGTTTTCTTGCCTTGCTTCTCCATATTTTTCATTGCTGCTATGGAAGCATTCATGTGTTTAGCAGCTCCAAAGCTAGCTTGATATGTTTTACCAAATAAAGCACTTACAAATGCTGCAATATATGCAGTTACAGTTGCTAGTGCACTCATTAATGCATTAAGTGCAGGTAGGACGGCTTGATAAATAGGCATAAAAGCAACCATTAAATTAGTTCTAATTTGTTGTAAGCTATTTGCAAATTGTGCATTTGTCATTAAAGCACTTCCAATATATCCTGCAACTGCTGAAATACCTTTCATGATTATAGGAAATACAATTCCCCATCTAAACATACTATCAATAAACATCCCTGTTGCACTTCTTGCACCATTAATGTTATTTCTATATTGCCTTGTGGTGTTATTCGCACCTCTTAAACTTCTACTAGCATTATTAGCAGCACCTGCTGTTTTCTTTATACTTTCATTAGCTTGGTTTACTCCACTACTAGAACTCTTAGCTGCACTACTTAATCTTTGGAATTCTGCATCCAAGTCAGCTAATTTAAATCCTGCCTTGTCACTTTGGCTTATAAGTTTATTTATAGTAGCTTCTGTCTTTAGAATTTGTTCTTCTATTTTATTTTTTCTAGCTTGATTAAATGTAGAGTTATATGTTTCTCTTAATCCTGCTAACTTTTCTTGTTGTTGTTCTATTCTTCTATTAGTTATATCTAAGCTACTAGATAAGTTATCTATCTGTGCTTTAACTCCTTCAAGATTTACTGTACTAGTCTTAGGTGGTCCTCTTGAACTAACTGTCTTTGCAGTAGTTTGATTAGGCATTACAATATTTTTTACTGGTTCAAAGTTTAAAGGTAATTTAATCTTTTTTGCATTGGCCATAATACTTCTTACAGCATCTAAAGCTCTCTCTTTAATTTCTTCAATAGTTTTTAATATACTTTGCTTATTCTTTTCAACATTAGATTTTATTGTTTCATTAATACTATTAAAGGACCTATTCAAAGACTCAGTAATTCCTTTAGTCATAGAACTAAAATCAAACTTTCCTGTAATTCCTTCTAAAGTTTTACTTATTTGACTTCCTATCTTAGATGCCATTTGCTCTATTTGTTTTTCTATATCGTCCCCTTGTATCTCCAAGTCAAGGCCAATCTTACCTACACTATCATCATCTGCCATTTAATCACCTACCTTTCTTTACAAACTAAAACAAGCACCTAGATTTAACTAAATGCTTGTTTAAATAATTCTTGTATTTCTTTCATTTGTTGCTCTTTCTCTTCATCAGTCATTTCTTCTAACTGCTTATTTCTCCAATCATTTCTGATTTTATGTTGTTCTTTAGTAAAACTCTTTAATATTTCTTCATCATCTTCACTTCTAATACTTATTATCTGTCCTAAAGGAGTCTTAGGCATTATTCCACTAAGCAAAGTACAAAACTCATCCCAACTCATATCTGGTTCGTTTCTAAGTCTTATTCCATATTGAGCGGTAAAGGAAGCATCTATAAGCTCCCAATCTTCAATTAAATCGTACCATTGCTTATTTTTCTTCTTCTTGAAATCGCTCCATTTCTTTTTTACCCATTTCCTCTATTTCTTCAAGTTCTACATTTGATATTCCAGCCATTATAGCATTGACTATTAAGTTATACCCTTCTAGGCTTAAATCTAAGCTTTCTATATAATCAAATGCCTCTTCACCTAGAGATGCTTTAATTATTTTATCTAAAGCTTCAAACTCATTTATTTCTTTATCTTTGCCTTTATTTTTCTTATTATTAGAAAATAAGGATTGAATATAAACTGCATTGTTTTTACTATTATTTATTTTATATTTATGATTTTCATCTATTTCTAAAATTGGTTTTACATTAACCAGCTTATCCATTATGTTATATACTTTTGCCATAAATTATCCTCCTAATGACTTAATTCTGATGATGGTGTTCCTGGTGTATATGTTGGTTTACCATCACCCTTTAAATCAAATTCAAGTGGTGCAACCTTTGTACTATCATCTCCACCAACATTCTTAACATCAATTACACAATCAAATGCAAGTTTTGAACCATCTGGAAATTCTATAGCACCTTTTGAACTACAATCTAATCCATCTTTCCAAGCAACACCTGCAACATAATCATTACCTGGATCACCTACATGTCTTTTACCTTTTAGAGATAAAGAAAAGGCTTTTCCTGTCATTAAATTTCTAGCCCATCCTGCCGTATTCATAGGTGTCCAGTCCTGCACCTTACCATCTATCTTTATACCGAAATTCTCCATGTCTGCTATTTCAACCATTTCTTTTTCGGTACTTGCTTTTCCTTTTGTTCCTATTTTGAATTTAAGATTATATACTGGAAATACTCCTTCAAATCCTGCCATTATATTACCTACCTTTCATGTATTATATTTACTTCTATCACATATTCGTATATACCATTTTTATCTGTTCCAACACTTATAGGCTCTGTAGTTTTCATATTAAAATCTATTACTCGCTTGCCACCTATGATAGCATTTTGACCAAATAAACTATTATATACATCCTGTGCTTTTTGTTCTGCTTTATTAGCATTATTGCCCCAATGGACTAATATAGAAATAGCCTTAGTAGAATAGCTTGTATTTGCTAAACCACCTAAGGCTATATGACTTTTAGGACCTCTTATACTATAAATCCCTATACACTTTTCTTTAGTTGCATCAATCTTTCCTATATACCATTGAGGACATTCTATTTTACTTTTTAAATATTCTCTTACTTCACTTAGCAACATTATTTAATCAATCCTTTGCTAAATTTTTTTAAATTTTCTTTGTATGCATTAACAACAAATTCTTTATTATCTCCATCAATATAAGACTGCATCCATTTACCTTGTGCATTTATGTTTTTATCTTGCCTAAAGTTATACTCTGGATGCCAATATAATCTTCTTGCATATGGTGTATCAAAAATTATGGATGTTGCTCCAGAATCTATCCTTGATAAATCAACAAAACCACTTCTTTCAAGTTCTCCAGTATCTTTAGGAACTACAGCACTTGTCTTAATATCACTTAATATAGCCTCTGTAGTTTCCTCTAAAGCCTTATTTTTAGCATTTACTATTGTATTTATCTTTGCCCTATCTAATTTTATTGTTACTTTAGTTTTCATCAGATAAGCTCCAATTCTGTGCTAAATACAGAACCATCTGGATTCCTTGGTCTTGAAGATTTATAAATATCCTTTTTAAGTTCTCCGATTTTAATAAATCCTTCTATTAATTTACCTGGATTAATATCACCTTCAATAATAACTTTACCACTTAAGGTTACAAGTCTGCGCTCTGCATCTAAAGTTTGCTTACTCTTTTCATTGTAATTACATAAACCATCATATAAAAGAATTTCTACTGGCTCTCCATCTTCATTAATAAATGTTTGATAAACTTCTACTGGAGTATTTAAAATCCATTTAGGAAATGGTAACTTAACACCCATAACTATAACCTCCTACTATTCAGTCCTGTTTGAGATATATAATTAATAACTTCCTTAGTTGTAGTTATTCCATTTACAATACTCCCATTAAAACTAACGGATGTACCTCCAACAGAATAAGAACTTAAAGGCATATTAATAAAATCACCATATTGCTCTATAAATTCAGCTTGTAAACATATTGCTTTCTTTACTTTATCTTGTTGAAATGGAGACAAATTCTTAAATTCTATTCCTATTATTCTGTTATAAGTTAAAACATCTATCTGATCACTTGCTCTTTCAAGTTTGCTTTCATTATCTTCACCAGAAAGTATTTTCCCTTTAAACTTATCCCTATAGTACGAACTATCTACATAAGACATATTATTCACCTTGTTCTGCTGCTTTAATCTTCTCTATTATTCCACTTTGTGTTGTAGCTTTTCCTATGTCTATGTTATGTTCATTTGCATAAGCTATAAGTTCCTCTACTGACATTTCATCTATACTCTTATCTTTTTTTGCAATATCTTCTTCTACAACACTATAACCATGTTCCTTAAACCAACTAATTAAATCTTCATTAGTTGTTTCTCCAATTCCATTACAAAAATATACACTAGCACTAGTGCCAGTGTATTGTTTATTTGGTGCTATTATTTTAGCCATACCGATACCTCCTATTTAACTTTTATATTTCTAAATACTCCTGCAGCTTTACTAGCTTTTAATGCTATAGCTGCATTCATTTCAACTTCACCAGTTTTTACAGCTCCTGCAGTTTTGAAATCAGGTAACCATGTTTGTACTGGTGATACTCCTGCCATAGATACTCCATGTAATCCATCTAAACCTAGTCTAGCAACATATAATGATGTTGTTCCTTTTGAAGAATCAGTCGCAACTACTTCTTCATTAGTTCCTGGCTTTGTACCTAAATCTACAAATGGTATATTCCCATAAGATTCTACTTGTTGTCCCCAATCATTTTTTGTTACTTGATACATACTAGCTCTTCTTGCACATGCTCTTAATTTAGATATAAGTTTTGTATTACCTGCTATAAATGATGGTGTTCCATCTAATGTAGTTAGGAATTCATCTAGCATATCTAAAAATGCTGTATAATTATCTGTTACAGCTTTAGATGTTGATAAATCAATAATACTACTTTCACCTGAATTATATTCAGTAGAAGAACCTTTTAAAGCTTTTTCTAATCCATCAAATGCTTTGCTATCTGTTGCACTATCCCCGTTTATAAAAGTATCATTGAATAAAGCTTGAGCTGCTTTAATTTTTTGAGCTTGTTGTAATTCTACTTCTGAAATGATACCACCCATGTTAGCTATAACTCTATCAATTTGATAGCTACCACCAAATATCTTTATATCTACTGAATGTCTTTCCTTAGTAACTTCACTTGGTGAATACTCTTTATTAATATCTCTGAATCCAGCTGTTGGTTGTGTTTTTAATCTAGTATATGAATAAGTAAGTGTTGCTCCACCACCTGTTGGTGAAACTGCATCATCAAATGTTAAATGATCTAGAATCCAATTTGATTTTCTAAATTCATCAATTACCCCCATTTGTAATGCATCTTGTACATTTAATTTTGCCTCTGCTAATGTTACTGGCATATAAAATCATCTCCCTTTAAATTTATTTTTGTATTTGTGATTGAATATGTGATGCTATAGCATCTCTCATACTTATACCTGGATCATTATGTTTTTGATCTCCATCACTTCCTAATTTAAAACCAGGTAATGGATTATCATTTTCTTCACTCTTAAATAAAAAAGCCTTATTTTCTTCTAACCCCTTAACCTGTTCATCAAGCCCTGTAACTTTCCCGTCTTCACTTAATATTAATTTGGTTTTATCAATTAAACTAGCCACTAAATCACTATCTTGTGCTTTTCCTGAAATAGCTAATTTAATAGCATTAGTCAATTTTAAATCCTTAAGCTCTGCTTGGTAATCTTCATCTTTCTTTTTATTATCAGATTGAAGTTGTTCAATTTGCTTTTTAAGTTCTTCATTATCACCAGTTGATTTTTTTAAATCTTCTAATTGTTTATCTCTGTCTTTAATATCTGTTTCTAATTGCTTGTTAGACTGTGAAACCTCATCAAATTTAGATTTTTCAACATAATTAGAACTATCAACTAAGTCAACATCTTTATATTTACTTTTAATATCTTCTGGTAAACTCTTAAAGCTATCACCTAATATTTCTTTTAAATTTGCCATATTAATCAATCCTTTCTTAATCTTAATAATTCCATGCATCTTTTAGTGCCTTAAGCAAGTTTTGGGCAAAATAAAAAGCCTTATTTCTAAGACTTATAATTCTATATTTTCAACTTTTGCTCTTTCTTCAAGTACATTTTTATAGCATTCCATGTAAACCAATTGAGTGCGTAATAATTCATAAGAGCAAGAAGGTTTAAATGTTAGTTTACCTTCTTTATATTTCTTAAGCATATTGCTTAATCCATTCATTCTAATTTTTAACTGTAAATATTCTGCTCTAAATCTTTCTTTATAGTCAGAACTATTCATCATTTTTACTGTTTCATTTAATTTCATTATTCAACTACCTCCTCATATGTTTGTTTAAATATATCTGGCTTACATGGATAAAATTCTCCTTTTATACCTCTAATTAAATAATCACCTACGGTACAAATTTCACCTTCTAATGTTGGTATTCTCAAACAAGGTATACCATCTTCATAACTAGGTTCTATATTCATTTGTTGTTCACTAGCCCAAAGATATACATCTTCCTTTGTTTCATCTGTAAACTGCATAGCTTCAATTACGACTGGTTTCTTTCTATACTTTGCCATAATCTAATCCTCCTTAATTTTAGGCATAATAAAAGCACCCACCTTCTAATTTAGTAAGCGCTCTATATTACCTCTATAGATTTTATTTCATTTTCATATATTTCTATTCCATAACCAGTTCTTGCTATTGAAATACTATCTATCTCTGGATCATTATCTAAAGCTTGTGTATACCCATTACATTTTCCTTTTATTATCTGATTATCTATACAAGTAATTTTTATATTTTTGCCTACATATTCCCATAATTTCATTCTATCACTCCTTTAACGTTGGAACTATATGAGTTCCTTTATTAGAATAGTGTATTTTAAATTTATTAGTATGAGTTTCTATTCCTGTTTTATTATTTACATTCATACCTATATCTTTCTTTACGCTTATGAGCTCTTTTTTATCCCATTCACCTTTCCTGTTAAAGTTTACTTCTCCAGTACCTGCATATTTATTAACAAATTCTTGTGCTTCTTCTAAAGATATATTTAAATAACTTCTACCTTCTTTATAATTGTTATGACCTAAGATATGTTTACCCTGCTTACCTTCTTCTATTTCTAAAAGTTGTTTATTTCTTATATACTCTCTAATTTCTTTAATTTTAGCATTTAAAATCTTTTGCTTCAATACTTGAGCCTTAATATTATCATCTTCAATATTTAATCCTGCTCTTGCTTCTTCTCTATTGTAATTTCTTCTAAGCTGCTTATTATCTTCTATATGCTTTCTTAATGCTTTTTGTAGCTCTTTTACTTTATTATGTGCTATATTCTTACTTTCTTCATCACAAGTACCAACCTCAAACCTTTTCCACTTTCTAAGTTGCCTTTCATAGTATCTTTGCTTTTGTTCCTTCTCATAAAGTTTAATGGCTTCAGCTCCATCTGGTATAGTTGGCAATCTTGTTATACCTGAAAAATATGTTATTAATGTATGTCTACAGTTAGGATGCAATAAACCTTCTGTTATAGCTTTACTAAGTAGTGGATATGGACCATCTTCTTTAGTTCCATGAGAAAATACATCATCTATTAATATTTTCCCTTGCCATGGCTCACACATCTTACAAGTATTAGCATGTGCACTTACAACTATTAAATGTATTTCATATTCATCACGCTTTTTACCTTCTCCAAGAAACGTAGCTCTTTGACTTGCTGTTCTTAAACACATTTCTGCATAACTAGCAATATTAACTCTCTTGCCATCTTTATATACTATGCTATTTATACCTTTGTCTAAGAAGTCCTTAGTTGCCATGTCTATAGCTTGATTTACTGTCTTAGTACCGCTCTGTAAATACATATGAGTCTTAAATATAGTTTGTCTATATACATCATCCATCTTTCTAAGAACAGAATATTGTGCTTTCTTTAAATCATTTGCAACTGTTTCTTGTAATGCATTAAGCTTCTTTTCATTGATACCAAAGAAGTTTTCTTCAACTTGAGATGTACTCTCTTTTCCTAGCTCCTTGGATATATACTCCTTAATTGTTTGAGATTCCTTTATATCTTCTGGGAATTGAACCTTAACCTTATCTATGAGTTTTTCTACATTATCTTCACCATTTATAAAGTTACCTTTTATTTCTCTTTCTATAGCTTCTTGTATAGGCTTATTATAGCTTTCAACTATCTTTTTATTTCTTTTTCTGTACTTTTCTAATTCTCTAAGTTTAGTACGTTGCCATTGTTCCCAATTAAAACCTTCATCTTCCTGCTGCTTTTTGTGAAAATAAAAAGCCTTATGCATACTAGAAATTAAATCAAGCTCCATCTGCTCGAATATCTTTCTAATATCATATGACTTATCTCTTTCCTTCTTAGCATTATCTTTAATTTTCTTTCTGGTTAACTTATTTAGAATATCTTTTAATTTTGATGGCTTATTCTTCTTGTCCATCTTCTTCATCCTCTAAATTCAAATCTTCATCATCTACTGACTTAGGTTCATCAACTTCATTAAGACCTTGTTCATCTTTAAGCCTTTTAATTTCTTCTTCCTTTTCTTCTTCTGTCCATGTATCACCATATAATTCTTCGACACACTGTTCTATAGACATAACACCATAGTTTTTAGCCTTACCTATAGTTTCTACCTTATCATTAAATGACGGTGAAGCATACTCTCCAAAATCTATAGTAACATCTAGAGCATCATTAATCGCTTTTCTACTTATAAATATGCTATTAACTTTAATCAATGTATTTATAAGTTCTGGTATAACTTCTTGTAATTCATCTACTATTTTCTTTCTAGTATACAAAGTAGTTTTTTCTTTTTCTCTTTGAGCTTCAGCATTATCTAGTTTCTTTAAATCTATACCTAATGTTGCAGGACTTATTATACCTTGCAAACACATATCTAGTGCTTTAGCATAACTTTCTATGAAAGCTTCATAACGTATTTCTGGCTGTACCATATTTATTTCATTTTTTGCATCTTCTGCTAAACTTGTACCAATCTTTATAAATTGATTATCAAAAGGATTAGGCTCCATAATTTGCCCTTGTGAGTCTTTAGGCAATAAATCCTCTGGTATATACTTTTGGACTCTACCATTTCTTATAGCATCTATCCATTGTGATATGACTTCATCTAAGCTATCAAATGAATCTGCTTTATTATCAAATAATGATTTACCTCTATTACTCCACTTTTGAGATTCAAAGAATTTTAAAGGTATTGCCATTATAAACTTACCATCATAAGTTACATCTTTTAATTCTGATAATTCAGGAATAGTATTTAAAGGAACCTCTGCACCTCTTTGATCTATAAGTTTATTTCTTATATATCCTTTACCAAATGTTTCTATCAATCTATAATTATTATTTCTAACAGAATAATCAGTATAAAATAATACTTCCTGTAGTCTACCTCTTTTTATTGTATAATCAACTCTTTCACCAGAATAAAACTCTAAAATAGGATATAGAGTAATATCAGTATCAATAGTTATCTTATATGCTCCATCACCAGTAACAAGTGTTTCTATTAATGATTTTTTTAATAACTTATAAAACTTATTATCATTACTTATGTCTTCCCATAATTTAAATGTTTCTTTATCTTCAATTGATATATTACTTATATCACTTACAACAATATCAGCTAAAGTTTCAACTATTATTGCTGGTAATCCTGAATGCATTTTTCTTATATTTAATTTATCACTTGGAACTGCTGCCCAAAATCTACTTCTACTTACTTGGTCCATTACAGTACCCTTAAAAAATTGGTCTAGTTCTGACGGATCACCTCTATACCACATCCTATTTTTCATAACATTGCCTTCAAAGGATAAAGGCTCTTTTATAATTACTGGTTTAGCTATAGCAGGTTGTATATCTAATAACTTTATAGCCGCATTAGTTAACATACTCTTAAACCACCCCATTTCTATTCCTCCTTATAATCTCCAATCATCTTCCTAAATGGTATCCATGCATACTGACTAGAGTTAATTGTATGATCGTTTGCATCTTCTGGCTCATACTTATCTTCTTTCCATGAATAACATTCAAGTTCTCTTATATGCTCTTTACAAGTATCTACAACATAATAAAATACTTTACCATTAACATTTATCCAACCTAGCATTAAATGTATTCTATCTAGTATAGTTACCTTCTTATAAGAGTTAATAAAGTTATACATACAAGCATTAGTTCTCTTAAACTTCTTAAGCTCCGTTATTGTTGCTTGGTCAGCACAATCTATAAATACATCTCTAGCAAATCCCCAATTCTTTCTATTCTTTTCTAAGAACTTAAAGTATTTAGGAGCTATATCTGATGGTGCTAAAGGTATTTCTAAATCCTTATTGTTATATACTTCTTCATCTATTATTACTAACTCTTTCTTATCTGTAATACCTAAGAAAGTAAATGCAAATGTATCTGGACTATTTTGAGAATATGCTGTATCAAGTCCTGCTGTAAATTGAACAAACTTCATTCCCTTGGCTTTTTCTTTAGTAATTACATTATTCTTTCTTTCAAAGTTAGAGAATATAAGTCCTGTTGCTCTACCTCTTAAACCTAATATCTTATTCTTATAAAGTTTTGTACCTTTAGGAGCACTTGTCTTTTTCTTCTCTATATCTTCATCAGATAAACTTGCATTATCATAAAAAGAAAAGAACCAATAAGTCCAATTAGGCTTTGGTTCTGAATTTAATTGCTCCATTATTTCTTTTGGAACATCAGTTTTATATTTTTCTAATGGTCTACTGCAATTAATAAATTCATCATATATAGGTAAGTTAGGATCATCTGGATTAAGTGTAGCCATTAAGTAATCATTTCTGGTACATATCTCTCTTACAAACTCTATACTTGCTGTATTAATCTCATCAATCAAAACACATCCAAATTGAGAACCTAGAGCCATCTTCCACTTATCAGCATTATCATAACCTAGAATATAAATTACTTTATCTCCTGAAGGTGTATGATACAGAATATGTGGTATCTTATTATCCTTATCACCATTACCATTGTACCTGACTAAATCTCCAAATACGTCACATATTCCATATTCCTTTTGTATTATATTCTTTTCGCATACACCTGTTGTCTTAGATGCTATAACATGCATCTTCTTGTTTGACTTTGCAACCTTTAACATAAACTTAAGTATTCCTACTGTTGTTTTACCTGCTGCTGTTGTACCTTCTAGAAATTCTACTGGTGCTTCATGTTTTAAAAAGTCTAAGTATTTATCAGATAATTTGTATTCATCACTCATTTTTATTCCTTGCCTTTATTTGTCCTAATATAGAATCTAATTTTGCCGTTGAAGTAGCTAATTCATTGCCAACATTGTTTTTACTTAGTTGCTCTTTTAATACTTCAACTTTTAATTTTTGTTCTTCTGTTACTAAATTCCAATTAGCATACAATAATTTTTCATAGCTATTTATTAAACTTTCTAAAGTTTTTATTGCTTTACTTTGTGCTTGTAAGAAAGTAGCTTGCTTATCCCATGCAAACTGTAATTCATATTCATATTCTTCTTCTTTTGAATTAGATGAAGTCTTTTCAGTTTCTCTATTATTAGATTTAACTTTACTTCTTTTTAATTCTTTAGTTAAGTCGTTCTTACTTTTAACATGCATAATTTTTTGAGATCTTATTATTGCAGCTAACTGAAGGTTTATATTAGTCCATAAAATATCTAAAGAACTTAATCCACTATTTTCAATGTCATTTATTATATTTTCCGTAGCTTTTGGAATATACTTAGCTAAAAATTTCTTAGATGAAAACTTAGAATCATCAATATACATTCCATGTTTGAAATTATTTAGGTTTCCTTTTGGAGCTGCTCCGCCTTTATTACCAACTGCATTTTTATTACCTAATGGTGCTCCTTGTTTAATCTTTTTCTCCCATTTATCTTTTACTTTCCATGTATATATATTATTAAGTCTTTCATTTAGCCTATCAGCTATTTCTTTTGGTGTTATTCTTCCATCATTTTCTCTATATATCTCAAATGCTTTATCCCTATTAGGACTTCTATTCCTTCCCATATAATATACCTCCAAAATAAAAGAGAACACTTAAATGTTCTCTAATTCTTCATATCTCTTTATATATTTATACAATGTTGTTCTACTCTTTAAACCTAATAAAGTAGTAAATTGAATTGCTGTTATCTTTTTATCTTTCCATTGTTTATACAACTTAGGAAAATTATCAGGTAAATCTTTTTGAGGTCTACCTTTATATTTTCCTTCTTTCTTTGCAATTTCTATTCCTTCCCTTTGTCTTGACCTTATCTTATTTCTTTCTTCCTCAGCCATAGCCCCAAGAACTTCAATAAGAATATTATTAATCATATCAAAAATCCATTCACTACCTTCTGGAAAATCCATTAGAGTTGTAGGAATATTTAATATTTTTACTCTTATTTTCTTTTCTTTAAAAAAATTAAGCTCCTTTTTTACTTCTTCTTTATTTCTTCCTAATCTATCAAGTTCTTTTATTAAAAGAATATCTCCTGCTCTTAGACAATTTCTTAAAGCCTGGTATTGAGATCTATTAAAATCTTTACCACTTTCTTTGTCTATATAAATATTTTCATTTTTTAATTCTTTACAGAAATTTTTTAATACTTCTACTTGTCTACTTTCATTTTGCTCTTTAGTTGAAACTCTAACATAACCAAAAATCATTTTTACCATTCCTTTTTTAAAATGTATTATGATTATATTATAAATGTTCATTTAGGGTATATCAAATACAATGAACACTTTTAAAGAAGTTTATGAGTAATTTATTTATTATTTTCTTTAGTTTTCTTTCTTTTTCTTTTGTTCTTGTTTAGGTATACCCTAAATGAACATAATATTTTTTTATCTAAATTAATAGACTTAAAGCATTGAAAATACTAACTTTGCTCTTATATTTAAGTTTAGACTTTGGTATAATTTAACAAATTTAGCTTTTTAAAAATTTTCACTATTTTAAAAGTACTTAATAAAAACCACTTCAAAGCCTTATCATAACTAAGTTTAGACACATTTTTTCTTATGTACGATTTATAGGAACTCTTACATGAATAAAAATTATTAAAAGTCTTTAATATCAATGCTTTTAATAAGTTTATCTTTTTTCTAGTAATCTACTTCTAAAAATCGTACATGATTAAGAATTATCAAAGAATTTTATAGATCTAGTAGCTTTATTTATAACTTCTTCTTCTACTCCAATATATCTTAAAGTGTCTAATTGATTTTCATGCTGCAACGCTCCTTGAACTACAGATATATCATTGTTTTGATATAAATAATATGCATATGTCTTTCTTAATGAATGTGTTCCTAAGTTGTCTTTTATCTTAGCTCTATGTTGAACCTCTTTCATTATTCTATACGCTTGTGTAGCCGAAATTGGTTCATTTAATATTTCATTATCTAATGTCTTAGTAGTCCTTATAAGATATTCATTGCCATTTTTATCTTTTACAAAACTTTTTAATTCAAATTTTAATTCTTCGCTTATCTCGACTTTTACTATTTTTTTAGTTTTCTGAGCTTTAATTTTTATAAAATCCTTATTTCTAACATCTTTAATTTTTAAATTAAGAATATCAGATATTCTTAACCCAGTATAAACGCCTGTAGCTATCATTATCCAATCTCTTTCTCTTGATTCTTTTAATAATATCCTTTTTATAACTGGTATTTTATTTCTATCTTTTATTGGATATACCTTAGCCATCACCTTACCTGCCTTAAAGAACCTTTAACTCTTTTAAAACTACTATGTTTCATACATTTATCTATACTTTCATAAGGATCATACATCATAATTTCTTTTGAACATTTTCCATATTTAAAATAAGGACATTTTTCTATTAATGGAGAAGATATTGAACATGCACATTTAATTTTATTATCTTTCCATCTAACATACATTTTTATTTTTTCCATATCTTCACCACCTTTAAATTAATAAATTATTCCTTTTAAACTTTCCAAGATACTTTCTGCAACTTTTATAACAATACTATTGCCAGCCATTTTATACATTTGAGTATCTGTCATATCTTTTCCATGATAAAACTTATTTTCTAATGCATTTCTAACATTCCAATAGTCTTCATCATTAAATCCAACTAAACGCCAACATTCTAATGGCGTAAGTTTTCTAACTCTGCATTGAATTATTTTAGGAATACTATCTGACCCAGTAACAATTGTTGGGCTTGCTCCTAATTCAGAAAAAACTCTTTTATTCATTTCTCTTAATTTAGGATTATTTATATCTCCAATTTTAATTAGGCCAAATTTACTAGGATTCTTAAAATTAGTTATCCTTTGATGAATAGAATTTGTAAATTCTTTAATATATTTATTATCTTTACAATAATATTTTTCTTCCACTACCTTTTCAGTAACACTTTGTAATGTTAATAATTTATTATTTCTTTCTTTAAATTCAAAACTTCCATCATCTATATCTTTTCTTATACTAACTATAAAAACTCTTTCTCTAGAATGTGGAGAATCAAATTTTATTCCATTAAGAACCTTCCAATAGGAGTTATATCCTAATCTATCTAATTCTTTTATTAATTCATCAAAATCATTTATAAACATTTTACTAACTAAATTCTTAACATTTTCAGCAATAGCAACTTTTGGTTTGCTTTCTTCAATTATTCTTAACGCTTCAAATAACAATCCGCTTTTAGTTTTTCCTTTTATTATCCCCTTACACTTTCCAGCCAAACTAATATCTTGACACGGAAATCCATAAGTAATAAGATCTGCTTCTTTACCTTTTGCAATTAAGATATCTCCAAGATTTTTTTCTTCCTCAATATTATGCAATATACTATATGCATAACTTGCATATTTATCTTTTTCACAATAATTTAATATCTCATGCTCTATATTTTTATTAGACATTGCTCTTTCAAAAGCTCCTATGCCACTAAATAAACTTACTACTTTCAAATTTATCAACTCCTTAATTATTATTGGGTTAATATTAGTCACACACCTAACCGTAACAATAATTAAAGGTATTAAAAAAGAGCCTGGGCAGTGGCCCAACCAGCTCTTTTTCTGTAATCCCTCCGAGGGGTAAATATATATTTTTAATAAGTAGAGATAGAAGGATTTGAACCTTCGCCTTTTGGCATATAAGACCACTACTCTAACCAACTGAGTTATATCTCCATGTTGCAAGGTTTTACCCTTGCATATTACCTAATAAAGGAGGTCGCAATTAACTATTACCATGTTTACATACTAACATACTTTTTAGGTTCTTAGTCGGTCTTTCTTAGGTTCTAAAACGGACACTTATATTTTAAAAGTTTCTTGCTTTCCTGCATCATAAAATATTGTATTTATCATTTTTTTAATTGCTCTAACTCTTATTCTTTTTCTACAATGATCTGCCGAATAATTAACTGCAAATCCTATTTGATTCCAATTTAATTTACTTTTATTTATGTACCTTAATTCTATTACTTTTTTATCAGCACCATTTAATTTATTAACTGCTGTTTCTATTCTATTTTTCATTCTTATTTTATTATTTAAATCTAATTTTAATTCTCTTAACAATCTTTCTTTATTGATAAGTTCATTTTCTACAACACTACTAAATGCATTTGTAGGACTTCCTTTTTCTTCGTAACTTAATCCACTACAGCCTTGATATTCTTCTTCTGTCATCCTTATATCTTCTCTTATTAAATCTATATCATATAATAAATCATTATATCCATAAAGTACCCACTCTGCTTTTCTAAACAACTCATTTTTATTAGTCATACTACCACCTCAAAACAAAAAATAATACAAGATATTTTCTATCTTGTATTATATCATCGCAACTAGCTTGTCCTTAGGTTTTCACTATAAAAATATTTTCTTTTAGTAGCAGCTCCACCCCTAAGATGCCTTTCTAATTTATTAATTTCTAAAATCTTTTCAGCTTCTTTTGCCAGTATAGGATTTATATCTAATATCCTCTTAGTTATATCCTCGTATATAGTTGATTTACTAACTCCAAATTCTTTAGCAGTTGCCCTTACAGTACTACCTGTTTCTATAATATATTGTGCAACTTCTAAAGCTCTGCTTTCTATTCTCATTTTATTTCTATTATTCATTTTCATCTTCCTCAATTTCTATTAAAATCCTTGCATTTTTACTATTTCTCTTATCTAATTTTCTCTTATAAGCATTTGTCTTATAATACTTAATTGTTCCTATTCCTACATTTTGCTCTTTGGCTATTTGATATATAGTACCCATGCACAAAAATTCTTCACCTTTATACAAAGCATACATATTTATTTTCCTCCTTGCTTAATCTTATCTTCTTCTTTTAAAACTACCGCTGCACTTAAAGCATCCATGCCTGCATCATCATTCTTTTCTTTTCTATTAATACATTTATCTAAATGCTTATGGAAATTATACTCTGCTCCTGTTTCTATAACTTCTATTAAGTAATTAACTTCTTCTAATTTATTTTCAAATCTAATTTTATTAAGTGAGTTATCTGGTTCAAATTCCTCAATATCCTTTTTTAAATTTTCAAGTGCTTCTAAAATTACAATCATTTGTTTGTATGGGAATTTAATATGTTTTTCTTCTCCACTTAGCATATTAAAATCAAATATACATGTTTGCCCTTCTATCATTTATTTCACTTCTTTCTCAAAATCCATTTAGTCATACAATATATAAATGTTGTTCCAACTATTATAATTACTATTTTCATTTTTAAGCTCTCCTTTTATTTGTATTGTTTGTTAACTAGCAATCTCATTATCTATTAATTCATGTACATTAACCTGTACTAATGCTTTTGCTAAAGCTGGTACTACCGCATTTCCACATCTAGCTTTTTGTTGAGTTATAGGATATTTTTTCCCTGTATAATCTTGATCTATGACATAACTCTTTGGAAATCCTTGACCTGCGAATAATTCTTTAGCTGTCAACATCCTCAATCCAATATCAGCTATTTTATAATCCTTAGATCTAATCGTAACTAAACCAAATCTATCTTTCGTTGTAATAGTATGAATTGGTCCATTTATGCTTTGCCCTGTATCACATCCATAATATTTAGTTAAAAATGCTGCTACTCCATCTTTTACTGGTAAATTAATATCTTGGAACTTAACTTCTACTAATCCAAATCTATTTTGAGTAGGTATCGTAGCTATAGGCTCTCTTAAACTACTACATCTTACTTCCTTACCTTGATGCGTATAATAATGACTTAGAAAATACGCCTTATCTTTAACTATAAAAGGTTTTTCTTCTACGATATACTTTTGTATTCCTCTTGCAATTCTTATTAAAGTATTGTCTGCAAGTGGTTTTTTCCTATCAAATATACTATGTACATCTAAATTCCAGTCTATTATTGTACTTGCAGCAACATATGGTATTTTGCCTGGACCATGTGTAGGTTTTGGCCATACTATAGGTTTATTATCACATCTAGCTATTAAGAAAAATCTTTTTCTAGTAGTAGGTGCTCCATAATCTGCAGCTACTAATTGCTTATATTCAACTTTATATCCTAAATACTTGAATGCATTTAAAAAACTTCTAAAAGTTCTTCCTTTTTCTTTAGTTATAGGTTTACCATTTTTACCAATTGGTCCCCAAGTTTGAAACTCTTCTACATTCTCTAGGATAATTACTTTAGGTCTTACAGTGCCTGCCCACTTTATTGCAACCCATGCTAAACCTCTAATATTTTTATTAACTGGCTTTCCACCTTTAGCTTTGCTAAAATGCTTACAGTCCGGGCTACACCACACTAAATCAACATCTTTGCCTTCAGTAATTTTTCTTATATCAACATCCCAAACACTTTCTTCGTAATGTTTTGTATTCGGATGATTTGTTTTATGCATTAATATTGCAGATGGATCATGGTTTATTGCTATATCTACTTTTCTGCCTAAGGCCTGTTCAATTCCTGTACTAGCACCACCTCCACCAGCAAAGTTATCAACTATTAATCCCATTTAATCAACTCCTCTGAATCTCTTTTTATATCTTCCATAAGCACTTCTTAAAAGCATTGACTTAACACCCAATTCTTCTGCAACTTCTTTAGTAACTTCACCAGCATCTAACCTTTTTATTATTTTTTTCATTTCTTCTTCGCTGACTATTTTCCCATCTATAGTTATCTTTTTCTTTTTTCTACCCTTTAAAATTCCTTTTCTCTTATAGTATCTAAATGCATACAATAAACTTTGTATACTAACATCAACTTCCTTTGAAAGATCATCTACCTTTTCTCCATTTTTATATCTTTCAAATATAACTTTTAGTTCTTCTATATTAACCTGGTACTTTTTTCTTTCTTTTGCTTTTATATCTTTATATTGCTTAGTAGGAATATCTGCAGTACCTATAACTGCTTGTTTCCATGTATAATAAACTGTCTTAACTTCTTTATCTTCTAATTCAAACAATCTTCTTATTTCATCTTGGATCTTATATTTTTCTATGTTAGGAGCTTCTGAGTATTTATTTATTAAATATTTATAAGCTAATTGCTTTTTATCCATGTCCTCACCTTCTCATTTGATTTTCATATGAGAATGATTAGATATAACAATACCTGAAATCACTCTCATATTTAGTTGATTAAATTTATTTATTTATTTATTTATTTATCATTAATTCAAATCCTTGTTTTTGTTCAACTGAAAGATATTTCTTATTTCTCTCAAACCATTTAATTTGTTGCTTAGTTGGTTTATAACCATCATCTATAAATGCATAATTATATACATCTGTATTTTGAAATACTACAGCTCCTTTTATGTTTCCATGGCAGTTATCAATAAAATTTAACATATT